CAGCAATTTCACAATATTGCAATCAACCTGCGACCATCCAAAAAACAACCTACTAGACGACCCTTACCGGACGGTAAGAAGCACAATTCTAAACTCAAGTTCGACTGTTTACGCTATGGCTCTAATCGATGACAACGGCTATAACGATAGACTCAGGTGTATTGACCCAGATACAGACGTTGTTTCTCAACCACCCGACCAATTGCCCTATCTTGAATATAACTGGTCCTTAGCATGGCTGGCATATTATGGATTGGTTCAATATGTCGGCAGTGCAGCGTTAGAACGACGATTTAACACGTATACCTATGATGATAGAAACTGGGTAATGAGGAATGTCCAGTTTTGGCGGCAATGGGGTGATCATGAAATAGGCGATAATTTCGGCAAAGAGAAAGAAGGAAGCCCTGCTGTTGGTAGGCCCCCGGCGCTTTTGGCGTTATGTCGTGAGATGTGGGAGAAAGCCAACTCTGCTTGTATTCCCCCTTATATCGGTGACAACACAGCACTACCACCATCGACAGGCACAGGGCAATCATGGTCATTTAAAATAGGTAACATAGTTCGTTTTACTGCTTATGATGGAAATACCTATTGTATGCCGTTCAATGTTGGTGATGCGGGGGATAATTTTGCTGTAGGCAGGGTGGACACCAGCTACAGAGAGCAAGTTACCGGCGCGACAGTCCCTACCAGGCTATCTGTAAGCCAGGAGTTTGGGTTCGGCGGCAGTGTTGCAATGTTTGATATGCTGGGCGAGGTGCAGATTGAGGCTATTATTCAATTACACTTATCGACGCCAACACAATTTAATAATCTATTTGATGCTGATGGTATCGCAACGGCCAACAGTCCATATGGGGATAGATGGCCGGATGAATTTGATCGCTGGATGTTTGGCGATGACAGCGGTGGGCGTGTTGAGGGATGGTTTAAGCATGATCAATTCAACGGTGTTGACGGTAATCTAACCCTGTTCAAAGGTGACACACACGCCAGGGAGATTACACGATACTCCGGTGATGCCACTTTAGGATCAGATGGCAGACCTATTTCCTTGGGTGGTGCTGATAGACAGAAGTTGTGGGAGTTTAACGCCGGTACAATTAACGGGTCATCAATCCAATCAACCGGGTCAATATCACAAAACGGCTTCAGGCTTTACCAGTTCAACGAAGGCATTGACGATGGGGGTGGAACGAGACAGTACGGCTCATTCCAGAAAATAGATATTAATGGCGCTATTGGCACTCAGTTTGTATCACTGATAGACTCATCGACAGGCGAAACATTAACCACATACTACAATTATGGCGATTCTGATTATCTGGCCGCTCCAAGGGGTTCAAGCATGACAACAACAATCGATTCATTCACAGAGGTAGGCGATACCCCTCTAGCTAATCACACTGCGAACACGGGTGAATCGTGGCTTAATAATGCAGGTTATGAAGCGCTCCAAGTAGATGGAGGAGCAGACAGGGTTTCAAGCTCATCCAATGGCCTCGGCTTGGTTGATGTTGATCCACTATCGGCCAATTACACAGTTTCAGCTACAGTCAATATCTTATCTGGTGCTGAGAGTAATGCGGGCGGTGTGGTAATGCGTCACGATACTGTGTTGGCTTCTGGTTATCTCGCTAGATTCCAGCCAGCTAATGACCGGTTAAGAGTTGTTGAGTTATTAGACGGCGGCGGGAATAGATCAATAGGTACTGTAGACAATGTGGGTATATCGGGCGGCAACTTATCAATGCCATTATCTGTTTCTATCACTACGGCAGGAAATGGTGATGTTGAATTTAGAATAATAGTCGGCAGCGATCCGGAAGAACTGCTAATTGATGTGGCGGCTAACAACCCTCTTCTTGATATTGGCAAGTTTGGCGCTTGGGTGCAAAACACAGCAGGCGGAACAACTAGCGATTTTGAAGCAATATGGGAAGATGCAGCAGGATCACCAACACTAACAACACCCTACACAACAATTGTATTAGACCGAGGCACAAGTGGATCTATCAACTTAGGGGCTAATTGGACAGGAGCGAGTACTTTCTCAATCAAACAGCTGCCCTTCTGGATGACTCAATCAGGCGACACAGGCACAGTAAACTACACAAACGTGCAATGGGGCGGAAAGAACAGCGATAATACAATCGGCGGCGGAGTATGGAATATTGAAGTACAGGCTATTGATTCAACCGGATTACTAACAACAGAAACATCTATCTGGCTATACGTCAGACCATAAGGGGTAAATATGTCAGACGAAACCACCACAGAAGAAGAGACAAAGAAGCGCGTCACCCAGGCAATCAAAGAGCGTATAATCCACCTAAAGAACAACGGATTAAACACTAAAGCCATTGCTGATACGGTAGGATTCAGTGAGGCAGCGGTCACAGCAGCGATTAAGGTGGGGAAATAACATGGCACCCAGAGACGGTCCCAAAAGAAATCAGCGGGCAGCAACCAACAAAAAGAACAAGGGCAAGAGCAAGCCCAGGAAGACAGGACACAAACCTAAGTAGCATTTAGTAAACTTATGGTATAGTAACCACACATTCACAATGACTATACCGTCATGAACATACAAGAAGAGTGGGAACATTCATTGATACACCGATGCTTTCAGATAGATGATACTGAAGACTTAAAGGTCGGCGGCTTTGTTGATTCTGGAGAAGGCACCCAATTGTATATGATCATCGACATAATGCCTGATCGGGTTAAAGCAATTAAACATGATGGAGTAATACACTAATGGCCGGTAGACCCACCTCATACAATGATGAGATGCATAAATCTGCTATAGATTACGTACAGGGCGGGTACGAGGGCGAGAGTCATCCTTTCCCTAGCATTGTAGGTATGGCTGTTACGTTAAACGTAGCTAAATCAACGCTTTATAAATGGGTGGATGATAATCGAAAGGGAGAGCATGGCGAATTCTCGGACACGTTAGATCAATGTCAAGATTATCAAGAGCTTAAAGTCATGAATGGAAGCATTACCAATGACCTAAACCCCACTATATCAAAGCTCGTATTGGCCAACTTTGGTTACCACGATAAACAAGACAACACCTTAAGCGGTAAGGACGGCGCACCGGTACAAATCCAAGAGGTGAGGCGCACCATTGTTGACTCTTGACATACCCACAGCAAGAGTATTCCAACCTTTACTACAACCATCGAGGTATAAAGGAGCCTACGGTGGTCGAGGTAGTGCCAAGTCCCATTTCTTCGCAGAGAAGTTAGTCGACGACTCCCTATGTGAAAGGGGCTTAGCCAGTGTCTGCATACGTGAAGTCCAGAAGACATTAGCCCAATCAGCAAAGAAGCTAATAGAAAACAAATTAACTGCACTGGGATTAGGTGAGGCAGCAGGGTTTAAAGTATTCAAAGACGTCATACAAACCCCTGGCGATGGCATTATCATCTTCCAAGGTATGCAAGACCACACAGCCGACAGTATTAAATCATTAGAGGGATTCAAGAGGGCATGGGTTGAAGAGGCCCAAACCTTATCAGAGACCAGCCTCAAGCTATTACGTCCTACCATTAGAGCGCCTGATTCAGAGTTATGGTTTAGCTGGAACCCAAGACGCAAGAATGACCCAGTAGATATGATGTTCAGGCGGGGGAAGCCTCCTACTAACTCAATCCTCGTTAACAGTAATTGGAAAGATAATCCGTGGTTCCCAGATGTATTGGAGCAAGAGCGATTGGATTGCTTAAGGGATAACCCAGATGACTACGACAACATATGGGATGGCGGTTATGTCACAGTCGTTAAGGGTGCTTACTTTGCCAAACACTTAACACTCGCCAAGAATGAGGGCAGGCTGGGTAAGGTGGGCGCGGATCCATTAATGACCATTCGCCTATTCGCTGATATTGGCGGGACCGGTGCCAAGGCTGATAACTTTGTATTCTGGGCGGTTCAGTTTATCGGCCATGAGATACGGGTCATTAATCACTATGAGGTGCAAGGACAAGACTTA